CTGCGACTTCCTGATTACAAAGACAAGGCGGTTCTTGTTCCAGACAACGAACCCCGAAACAAAGAAGTCTGCCGACAGATAGACAAGTTTATCCAAGAGGATTATTCAGTTGTCATCTGGCCCAAAGGTATCAAAGAAAAAGATATTAATGACATGATTCTTTCTGGAATCACCTCGGCAGAAATCATGGGTATTATACATAGTAACACCCACAAAGGATTACAAGCACAAACCGTTTTCAACTCATGGAAACGGACATAGAAACATTAGGAGATACAAAAATGGCCCTTGAGAATGTAGTAACATTTCCAAGTGCTGAGGGAACTGGTCTTGACCACCTCGGCATTACAATCGACAGAACCAAAGACAAAAATTTATCAGAACAAGCATACAAACTACTCAAGGACTATTATTGTAATAACGAAGAAGATTCACCACAACAGGCATACGCTCGTGCCGCAGTTGCATATTCTGGTGGAGACTTAGAACTCGCACAAAGAGTTTATGATGCAGTATCCAAAGGTTGGTTTATGTTTGCATCACCAGTATTATCAAATGCACCTCGCCCAGGCGAGAAAGCGAAAGCACTTCCTATTTCGTGCTTTCTAACTTATGTACCAGATTCATTAGAAGGTCTAATCGACCACTCAGCAGAGTTACGTTGGTTGTCAGTCAAAGGCGGTGGAGTTGGGGGTCATTGGAGTGACATCCGTGCCATCTCAGACAAGGCGCCAGGCCCAATGCCGTTTCTACACACAGTAGATGCAGACATGACAGCGTATCGTCAGGGTAAGACAAGGAAAGGTTCTTACGCCGCATATATGGATGTATCACATCCAGACATCATTGAGTTCTTAAACATGAGAGTACCCACTGGTGATGTGAACCGTAAGAACCTTAACTTGCACCATGCGATTAATATTACAGATGCATTCATGCGTGCTGTAGAACGAGGTGAGATGTGGGATTTGCGTGATCCTAATGACCACGATGTTCGTGAATCTATGCCTGCAAGGACGTTATGGCAACAAATACTAGAAGTAAGATATCGTACAGGTGAACCATACTTGAACTTTATCGACACTGCTAATCGTGCATTACCGCACACAATGAAATCGAAAGGATTAAAGATTCATGGTTCAAACCTATGTAACGAAATTCATCTTCCAACTTCAGACGATAGGACTGCTGTATGCTGTCTTTCTTCAGTCAATTTGGAAAAGTATGACGAATGGAAAGACACACAAATGATTCGTGACCTTGTTCGATTCTTGGACAATGTACTTCAGTTCTTTATTGATAATGCTGGTGATGAGATTGCTCGTGCAAGATATTCTGCAACACAGGAACGCTCACTTGGTTTGGGTGCAATGGGTTGGCATTCTCTTTTGCATCAGAAAAGAATTCCTTTTGATTCGTGGGAAGCAAGAGAACTGAACCACAGAGTGTTCAAACACATCAAACAAGAAGCAGTTAAAGAATCTAATATGATGGGATACGAAAGAGGAGAAGCGCCTGATATGCAAGGTACAGGTAGACGTAACGCACACCTACTCGCAATCGCTCCAAACGCAAACTCTTCTATTATTTGTGGTACATCACCATCCATAGAACCAGCAAAGGCAAACGCATACACACACAGAACTCGTGCTGGTTCACATTTGGTGAAGAATAAATACCTAGAACAAGAACTAAAGAAGGTGAAACAAAATACTCAAGATGTTTGGTCAAGTATTATCACAAATGGCGGATCTGTCCAACACCTCGACTTCCTATCACAAGAAGTCAAAGATGTTTTCAAAACAGCAATTGAGTTGGATCAACTTGTTCTGGTGGAACAAGGCGCCGATAGACAAGAATATCTCTGTCAAGGACAATCACTAAATCTGTTTTTCCCTGCTGGTGCAGACAAGAAAGACTTACATAAAGCACACTTTGCTGCGTGGAAACTCGGCACGAAGGGATTGTATTATCTCAGAACCGAAACTTCACAACGAGCAGAAAATGTATCACAGAAAGTTGCTCGTGATGCATTGAAAGATTTTGAAACCCAAGCAATGACGCAAGATGAATGTGTTGCGTGCCAAGGATAAGGAAATGCGTAGATTACAAAAGATGATTGAAAACGCTCTCATTGATCCAAGAGAGCAGTACATCGAAACAAGGATCACACAACTAAAAGACGATATGGATAAAGCACATGACGAACATGATAAGAATTGGTACAACAGACTAATTCAAGAGTTGGATTGGGTTCAACAGATGAAAACAAAACCAACACACAATTGTCATATGCAAAGAAACTATGGCATGAACAAAAAAGATTTTCAGAAAGGAATGATGCAAGAATGAAGGTAGAAATTTACAGTAAGTCACATTGCCCATTTTGTGAAAAGGCGAAACATTGGTTCGATTCACATGGGTATGAGTACACAGAAATAAAAATGGACAACGAAGAAGAAAGACTTGCTTTCTATCAGAGAGTTCCTAACGCTAAATCTGTTCCACAGATTTTTATTGACGATAAGTTGATTGGTTCATACGATGACTTTATGAAAGTATCGGAATCATTTGTAAAACAAAAGGGCGGTGGATTGATGGTGTTCTCAGAAACATACAAACCATTCCATTATCCTTGGGCAGTTGAAATCACAACAAGACACGAGAAGGTTCACTGGATTGAGGATGAATTAGATTTGTCAGAGGACGTTGCCGATTGGAAGTCTGGTAAAGTCAGTGAGATTGAAAAAGAATATATCACCAACATCCTAAGACTGTTTACACAGTCAGATGTTGCAGTAGGACAGAACTATTATGACCAACTTATTCCAAAGTTTAAGAATAATGAAGTACGAAATATGCTCGGTTCGTTTGCAAATAGAGAAGCAATACATCAACGTGCATATGCACTTCTTAATGAGACACTTGGGTTATCTGATGCCGAGTATCATGCCTTTCTAGAATACTCAGAGATGGCAGACAAGATTGAGTTTATGATGGACAGTGATCCTAATACTGTTCGTGGACTTGGTTTTGCAATGGCAAAGTCAGTGATGAATGAAGGTATCGCTTTGTTTGCATCATTCGTCATGCTGTTGAACTTCCAGCGTTACGGTAAGATGAAGGGTATGGGTAAAGTTGTTGAGTGGAGTATTCGTGACGAATCAATTCACGTTGAGGGTATTTCAAAACTCTTCAAGGCATACTGTGCCGAACACCCACGCATCATAGACGATGAGTTCAAGTCTGCAATCTATGAGATGGCAAGACAAGCAGTGAAACTGGAAGATGCATTCGTTGATCTCGCTTATAACCTTGGAGATATTGAAGGACTAGATAGTAAAGAAGTCAAACAATATATCAGATATATAACTGATAGACGCCTTTTACAACTAGGACTAAAAGGTAACTACAAGGTTAAAGATAATCCACTGCCTTGGTTGGAGTGGGTGCTGAATGGCGCAGACCATACTAACTTCTTTGAGAATCGTGTAACCGAATATGAGGTTGCTGGTTTGAGTGGTAAGTGGGATGATGTTTACGAAGCAGCATAGAGAAACATATGAGCAAAAAAGAAATACTGTGTGAGGAGTGTGACGCTGTTTTCAGAATACAGCACAACATGGAAGAACATTACTATTCTGTCAAGTACTGCCCATTCTGTTCTAACGAACTAAATAGTGAGAACGAGGATGAGATTGAGGATTTTGATGAAGATGAATGGTAATGTGGACACACAAAGATAAAGTAGTAGACGAACTTCCCGCTGATTGCGAGGGGTTCGTTTACATTATAACGAATCAAACCGATGGACGAAAATATATCGGTAAGAAGTTAGCAAGATTCAAAGTTACTAAACCACCCCTCAAAGGTAAGAAAAACAAAAGACGCTCGACAAAAGAAAGTGACTGGCGAACCTATTGGGGATCGTCAGATCATTTGCTTGCTGATGTAGAAAAACTTGGTGAGGAAAACTTCACTAGAGAAATCCTACACTATTGTCAGAGTAGAGGTATGTTGAGTTACCTAGAAGCAAAGGAACAGTTTGATAGAGAGGTTCTTCTCTCTGATGAATACTACAATGGCATTATAAATGTCAGAGTTGGTTCTTCAAAGGTGCTACAGGAACACCTGTGCGATTTTGTCACATCACCTATTCCAAAATAACTTTACTAATACGTCAATAAGACTGTCCTAGTCTTATAAATATCTGCGAAACCCCCCAAAGGAGTTGTAACTATGTGGCCTTATACAGATGAGGAAGCGGACTTTTTGAGCTTGCCCCAAACAAATAGACCAAACTAACTAGGGATGCTTTGCATCCCTTTTGTACTTTTAAGAGGAAGAAATATTATGTCAAAATGGATAGCAAAATTGTTTGAAACAAAACATAACCCCAACGATATTGTTGCATTTATTAGAACCGAATATGCTAACGATGTCAAACATATGCGTGATGAAGATGTCATACATTTTTATAACAACATAACTAAAAATAAAAGGAGTGCCTAATGTCAATAGGACTAGTAATAAGATACACATATCAAGAGACTTGCGAGATATGTGATGAAATCGCTCACTACCTAAAAGTGGTGGGAAGCAAGTTTAACGCATTCTTTACAAGACTTGGATATGCAAGAGCAGCATCTCAACTTGCAAGAATGGGATATTATGAAGAAGCAAAAGCACTTATGACAGAAAAGGATAATTTGAAATGAAAGTGATTGGATTTTTAGGAACAGTATTTGCGTTTGTCTTTATAGCAAATCTTGCGTATGCAAAGACTGTTGATATAGAAATGCTGAATAAAGATGGGAGTGGACGTAAGATGGTTTATTCTCAGGAACTTGTACATATCGAACTAGGTGATATTGTCAAGTGGATACCGACATCTAAAGGACACAACGTAGAAATCGTTGCTGCACCAGAGGGTTTCGATATTCCAAAGAAGTCAAAGAACAGTAAAGAAGTATCTATCGAATTTACTGTGCCAGGAGTCTATTATTACTGGTGTACACCACACAAAGGAATGGGTATGATTGGATTGATTGTTGTGGATGGTGATACGTCAAATAAAGATGCTATTGCAAAGGCAAAGGCGATGGGTAAATCGAAGAAAAAACTCAAAGCACTATTGGGAGAACTATAATGTTGAACTCTTTTCTAAAATGGTGGAGTACAAGAGATGT